ATTCCGCAGCAGCCCAAGGCGCTGTGACGCAAGCTACTAGCAAATCGACCGGCGTAACTTTGAACAAGTCTGCTGGCCGCGTTACTATGAACGCAGCGTCTTTAGGCGCTGGCGCATCGGTTACGTTTACTTTGACCAATAACACCATCAGCGCAAACGATGTTGTAATTGTCAATGTTGGCGGCGGCGGTACTGCTGGGGCTTACTGGCCCTATGTGTCCAGTATTTCTGCTGGCTCTGCGGTAATCGGTTTGTGGAACAGCACCGGCGGCGCACTGGCCGAGGCTGTCATCATTAACTTCGCCATCATCCACGGCGCGAGCTAAAAGGAGGGGGCCAAAAGCCCCCTTTTCCTATGGAAATATACCTCTCCCATCCTGTCCACGGTCGCAAAGTAGCAACGATGGAACTTGAAGCCCAGTTTGATGAGAAACACGGCTGGACAAGATATACTCAGGATACGCCCGTAATTAGTGAGGCGGCTCCCGTCAACGCATTGGAAGTTAAGCGCCGTCGTAGAACTGAAACTGAAGGAGCCTAGTCATGGCGACATACACTGCTGGCGACCAAATCAATCGGTCATTAAGGTTGCTTGGCGTGTTAGCCGAGGGCGAAACCCCCGCCGCATCTGTATCCCAAGACGCGCTCATGGCGCTCAACCAGATGATCGACTCGTGGAACACCGAGCGCTTGTCCACTTTCGTTACCCAAGACCAAACCTTCCTGTGGCCTGCTGGCTTTATCAGCCGCACGCTTGGCCCTAGCGGCGATTTTGTTGGTCTGCGTCCCGTCTTAATAGACGACGCCACCTACTACCGCGACCCAGGCACCAACGTCAGTTTTGGCATTAAATTTATCAACCAGCAGCAGTACAACGGTATTGCTGTCAAAACGGTTACGTCCACATACCCGCAAGTCTGCTGGGTCAATATGGGCTTCCCTGACATCACGCTGACAATCTATCCCAAGCCAACCCGTGAGTTGGAATGGCACTTTGTCAGCGTCCAAGAGTTAGACCGACCTGCTGACTTAGCCACTGTCATGTACTACCCGCCCGGTTACCTGCGGGCGTTTACTTACAACTTGGCAATGGAGTTTGCGCCCGAGTTTGGCGTTGAGCCCAGCCCCCAAGTCTCGCGTATTGCCATGACCAGCAAGCGCAACCTCAAGCGTATCAATAACCCTGATGATGTGATGTCAATGCCTTACGCCATTGTGGCGACTCGGCAGCGGTTCAACATCTATGCCGGTAACTATTAATGCACACGCCAATTCTTGGCTCCAGCTACGTTGCCCGCAGCGTCAATGCTGCGGACAACCGCATGGTCAACCTGTTTCCCGAGATCATTCCCGAGGGCGGCAAAGAGCCAGGATTTCTACAGCGAGCGCCGGGACTGCGTTTATTGGCCACGGCTGGCGAGGGGCCAGTGCGCGGTCTGTGGCAAGTAGGCCGCTATGGCTACGCGGTTTCGGGCAATACGTTTTATCAAATTGACTCTAACTGGCAAGTAACGTCTTTGGGCCTTGTATCAGGGTCTGGCCCTGTCAGCATTGCCGATAACGGAACGCAAATCTTTATTGCAGCCAATCCTGACGGCTATATCTACAACATAGCAACCGGCGTATTTAGCGAAATCACTGACCCTGATTTCCCCGGCGCAATAACGGTTTCCTATCTTGACGGGTATTTTGTATTTAACGAGCCCAACAGCCAGCGCGTTTGGGTCACATCTTTGCTTGACGGCACAGCGGTTGACCCGCTAGATTTTGCCAGCGCTGAGGGTTCCCCTGACGGCTTAGTGTCCCTAATAGTTGACCACCGCGAGGCTTGGCTGTTTGGCACTAACTCGGTTGAGGTCTGGTACGACGCAGGTCTGCCCGATTTCCCCCTTCAGCGCATCCAAGGCGCCTTTAATGAGATCGGCTGTATTGCGCCCTACTCGGTGGCCAAGTTGGATAACGGTTTGTTTTGGCTGGGTGCCGACGCCCGTGGGCAAGGTATCGTCTATCGTTCCAACGGCTACAGCGGCCAGCGCGTGTCAACGCACGCCGTGGAATGGCAAATTCAGCAATACACTGATATGTCGGACGCCATTGGCTACACATACCAGCAAGATGGCCACGCTTTTTACGTCCTAATCTTCCCATCGGCTAACACGACTTGGGTTTACGACGTGTCCACCCAAGCATGGCATGAGCGTGCTGGCTGGACAAACGGCCAATTCACCCGCCATCGTTCCAATTGCCAAATGTCTTTTAGCAACGAAATTGTTGTGGGCGACTATGAAACCGGCAACTTGTACGCCTTTGATTTGGATGTCTACAGCGATAACGAGCAAATTCAAAAATGGCTGCGGTCATGGCGGGCGCTGCCTACGGGTCAGAACAATCTAAAACGCACAGCGCACCATAGCCTGCAACTAGACGCCCAAACAGGCCATTATTTGCCGCCCTCAGAGGGCGTTCAGCTTCTGATTACTGAAGCAGGCGCCAACTTAATTACCGAGTCGGGCAACTATTTGGCGGCGTCCACAACCCCGGCTGTCAATCAAGAAGCCCAGTTTATGCTGCGCTGGTCGGATGACGGCGGTCATACTTGGTCAAATACCCACTGGTCTGGAGCAGGCGCTGTCGGCGCTTACGGGCACCGAGTTTTCTGGCGGCGTCTGGGCATGACGCTCAAGCTGCGCGACAGGGTGTATGAGTTGTCCGGCACCGATCCAATCAAGATTGCAATTATGGGCGCGGAACTTATTTTTAGCCCGACAAATGCTTAACATAACAAACATACCCGCCCCGCGAGTCGATTTGATCGACCCGCGCACTAACTTTATGTCGCGGGAATGGTATCGGTTCTTCTTAAACCTGTTTGTGCTGACCGGCGGCGGTCAAAACCAAACAAGTTTGGACGATTTGCAGCTTGGGCCGCCAGTTATGCCGGTCGTAACGACCAATAGCACGGCTGCGGTCAGTTCTATTACGGTTGGCGCGTCCCCTTTTACTTATGTAAATCTGACCGGCTTCCCTGCGGATGTTATGATTTCCGGCGGCGGGGTTAGCAATTTGGAGTTTTCACGCGACGGGTTTACATTCTTCAATACCGGCAGCTATTATGGTATGTTTGGTTTGTCGCCGTCGGATACTTTGCGCGTTACCTATGTATCGCCCCCAACTATGACTCTTATACCGAGGTAACCCATGACCGCAGTTAGCATTTCACCAGCACCAAAACTTCAGTTTTTTGACGCCAACGGTAACCCATTAGCGGGCGGCAAACTATACACTTACGCCAGCGGAACCAGTACGCCTTTGGTGACGTACGCTGATTCCACCGGCACAGCTGCAAACACCAACCCCATCATCCTTAATTCACGGGGTGAGGCTAATGTTTGGCTTAGTACGCCGCTGTACACCATGTCGCTGTATTCAGCCACTAACGTCCTTATTTGGACAGTTGACGGCATTAACGGCCCAGACCAAGCCACGCTTGCTACGTTGGCAGGCAGCGGTGGATCGGCCCTTATCGGTTATTCACCTGGCGGCACCGGCTCGGTCACAACCACGGTGCAGGCCAAACTGCGTCAAACAGTCAGCGTTAAAGACTACGGCGCTGTTGGCGATGGTACTACTGACGATACTACAGCCATTCAAAACACTATCAGCGCTGTGGGCGCGGCTGGCGGCGGCGTAGTGTTCTTTCCCACCGGCACTTACAAGATAAGCAGCAAACTGACCATTAACAACAACGCGGTGTTTTTGCAAGGCTCTGGCCGCCGGGCATCTATATTGGCCCCCACGGCCATGTCTACAGACCATATTTTGTTCACTGCGGTGCAACAAGGCGGTTTGTCGGATATGGCTATTGTGCCGTCCGGCGTACAAACGGGCGCTACCAACGCATCAATTCGGACGTACGACAGCCACAACATTGTGCTGGACAATTTCTGGATTTACGACAAGTGCCAAACCGGCGTTATTTGCGATGGCGGCGCGAATCAATTCTTAGTAACAATTTCTAACTTTGAGATTGCTCTTTGCGCTAGCTACGGCATCCAGATTGGCACGGCTACCGGCTACGCCCAAGACATAACCATTTTTAACGGTCTTGTTGCAAGCTGCTACAACGGCATTTTGATGGTCAATTGCAGCGGTGTTTACGTCACTAATGTAGACACACTGACCTGCACTAATTCTGGCGTGGCTAGTTACCCAGCAACAGGCAATAAAGTAACCGCGTGCTTTTTCTCAGAAGTTTTATGCGACGCAAGTTCCGCTGGCTATGGCTTTGCGTTTATCAATAACGGCGGCACGGTCACTGACATTAACGTTGTTAACTGCTGGGCAGCAACTAACTATCTAAGCGGTGTTATCTGCGGCACTAATTGCAACGGCATTTTGATTAGCAGCTCGCGCTTTATCAATAACCAGCAGCACGGCATTTTCTTGCAGGGCGGCACGAACTACACCATTACCGGCAACCAGATTGGCATGAACAGTATGCAAGGTTCGTCCTTGTACCACGGTATCGCTGTATCGGCCAACATATCTCATTTCACAATTGAGTCAAACTTTATCGGCGGCCCATTGGGAGGTATTGGCTTGCTAACTACCAATTTGCAAGGCTACGGCGTATTTATATCTACTGGCTCATCAGACTATTTCAACATTCTTGGCAATGATCTGACTGGCAACATCAGCGGCGCTATTTCAAACAGCGCAACTGGCACAAACATTAACATAAACAACAACCTAGGCGCGACTGCTGGAGCCAGCGGCGTATCTCAAATTGTTGCGGGAACCAACGTCACAATTAGCCCCGCTGGTGGCACAGGTGTAGTCACAATTAACTCAACCGGCGGCGGCAGCGGAGGCGTGTCTTTAACCGCGCAAAACGACTGGACTAAAACTCAACGGCTTGTTGGGCTGCAACAGCCCGTTTCTGGTTCTGGCTTAGAGTTGGCGTTTGATACAAGCGGAACGCCTACGTCTTATGTGATTAGCTACAACCGCACTGCAAACACGCCTCTCGGGCTTAATTTAATTGCAAGTTCGTATAACTTTTCGTCTGGTGCCAGCACTTACAGCACCGCGATGACTATCAGCACCGCGCAGATCGTAGACTTTGTCAACAGCCCCACAGCGCCCACGGCTACCGTAGGTAACAGTTCAACTAAGGTGGCCACTACGGCGTTTGTCCAGGCTAACAATGGCGTAAGCAGCGCCGTGGCTGGTACAGGCATTAGCGTTAGCGCCGCAACGGGCGCGGTCACGTTTGCTAATACCGGCGTCACATCCTTGACAACCAGCAGCGGTTTAAGTACCAATACAAGCGCGACGGGCGCTGTCTCTGTAACCAACACCGGCGTTACTTCTATTGTTGCAGGCACCAACATAACGATTAGCGGCAGCACCGGCGCTGTTACGATCAACGCTACCGGCGGCGGTTCTGGGACGGTTACAAGTGTCGCTACTGGCACTGGCTTAACCGGCGGCCCTATCACGGCGTCTGGAACTATTGCGCTGGCCAACACTGCGGTGACGGCAGGCGCGTATACGGCAGCCAACATTACTGTTGACGCCCAAGGCCGCATTACTTTGGCAGCCAGCGGAACTACTACGCAAAACGATTGGACTAAGACCCAGCGCATTACCGGGGTGCAAATCCCTGCGTCTGGTGCTGGACTTGAATTAGCTTACGACACAAGCGGAACGCCTGTTTCTTATATCATCAGTTACAACCGTGGGTCAAGTTCTTGGGTTGGCATGAATTTGCAAGCTGGGGCTTTTGACATAGCCACAAGCGGCACCAGCGCGATGACTATCAGCAACGCCCAAGTTGCTAACTTTACAAACAGCCCCACCGCGCCAACGCCAACAACTGGGGACAACACAACCAAGTTGGCTACCACAGCGTTTGTCAAAACAGCTATTGGAACGACTAAAAGTTATTACGGCAGCGGAACGACTAGCGGTACAGGCATCATAACCATTACGTTCCCTGCTACTTTCACTAGCAGTTCCACTTTCGCCATTACGGGAACCTCGGTCAGCGGTTATTTTGTAACTATTGAGTCGGTTTCGGCTACTGGCGCTGTGTTGGCTGCACGTTTGTACAGTTCAAACGCTGCTACCAACGGCGTTGACATCCGCTGGATTGCGGTGGGAACCTAAGATGACCGTTACCCTTACTGTTCTGATTCCAGCCCGAGTGGCTGCGGATACGCAAACGGTACAGTATGTATCGACTAACGCCACGACCATTATTGACAAGTTCACAGCTACGAACTTCAGTGGGGCTACGGCGGTAATCAGCGTTAACCTGATCACGGACGGGGATTCTGCGGGTAACGCCAACATAATCACCAAGACCCGCGCACTCCAGCCGTCAGAAGTCTATATCTTCCCCGAATTAGTCGGGCAAGTTTTGCTGTCTAATGGCAAAATATCCACAATTGCAGGCACGGCCAACGCTATCAACATCCGCGCCAGCGGGCGTAGCGTTACATAGGACAAACATGGAAGCCCTTGCTTTACCAGACCAAATGCGCCAAAAGGTGGAGGCGCTCCAAGCTGCTATATCTCAAATGCCGCAGTATGAGCCCATTACCAAGCACACGTTCCACGGCGGGATGTATTGCCGCGAGGTGTTTCGAGAAGCTGGCGCGCTGATAGTCGGCAAAGTCCACAAAAAAGAGCATTTTTATTTTGTGGCGGGTGGCACCGTGGCCATTACGACCGACGAAGGCGTCCAATTTATTACCGGCCCTCATCTGTTGTGCTGCAAACCAGGTACCAAACGGGCGGTTTACGCCGAAACAGATGCCTTGTGCATGACTTTTCACCGAGTAGAATCGGATAATGTGGAAGACGCCGAGGCTGAATTAGTCGAGGACGACCCGCACTCCATGTTCGCGGTCGGCAACAAAGTTAAAGACCAATCTATTGGGGTATCACTATGAGCTTTATTACAGCAGCGCTAATAGGCGCAGGCAGCGCGCTTCTTGGCGGCGTTATAGCGGGGTCTGGCGCTCGGTCTGCGGCGTCAACACAAGCAGACGCCGCGACAAATGCAGCGCAAGTTCAATCGGGGGCATCTGATAAAGCGCTTGCATTACAAGAGAAACTGTACAACCAACAGGTCGGCCTTCAAGAACCGTACCGCCAAGCTGGCCTGACTGGCCAGAACCGACTGATGGAACTGCTGGGCTTGGGTGGCAACGCAGGCGCTGCTGGGTACGGCCAATACGCGCGCGACTTTGGGGCGTCTGATTTCCAAGCTGACCCTGGGTACGCATTCCGATTGTCTGAAGGACAAAAAGCGTTGGACCGCCAAGCGGCTGCGCGAGGCGGGCTTATCTCTGGCGGCGCGCTCAAGGCGGCAACCCGCTATGGCCAAGACATGGGCTCACAAGAGTACCAAAACGCATTTAGCCGATACCAAACAAACCGTTCCAACCAATTGCAACCTTTGGGCAATTTAATGGCCTCCGGCCAAGCCGCAGCATCTAATCAAGGCGCAGCGGCGGGGAATTATGGCGCTAGCGCGGGTAATTTAATTACCGGCGCAGGCAACGCTATGGCTGGCGGCATTAACGCGGCAGGGCAAGCAACCGCTGCGGGTCAATATGGCATGGCAAATACTTTTGCCAACGCCCTTAACACTGGCGCATCTGCGTATCAAAATCAAAATAACTTTAGCAACTGGTTAGCTAGGCAACCGTAAGGATAAATCATGGCTGATCTAAACGCACTTATCGCGCAGGGCGTGCAATTTCAGGCGCCGCCTAACCCATTTGCTCAGTACGCCCAAATGCAACAGTTGCAGCAGGGTGAACAAGCAAATCAAATGAACCAGATGAAGATGGATGAGGCGCGCGCGGCGGCTGTAGAACGCAACGCGCTTCGTCAGCTTAACCCCAGCGATCCGGGCTATGAAGCGCAATTATCTAAATTAAATCCGTCGCTTGGTATTGCGTACCGTAAAGAGCAAAACGCCGCGTCGAGCGCTCAAACAAAACTAATCGCCGACAAATTGGCGCTTCTTCCTGAAGCATACCGCATGGCAGATACGCCAGAAGCGTATAAAACACTACATGAAACAGTTCATAGCGACCCCGTGCTTGGGCCTTGGTTAGATAGCGTAGGTGCAACCAAAGAAAAAGGGCTTGCTAAACTTAACGACGCCGTTTCTACAGGGAATTTTGACAAGTTGCGCGTAGCGTCAATGCAAAGCGTAAACCAAATTCTTGAGAGCATGAAGCCTTTAATTGTCGCGCCTAGCGCAAGCGCATATGACCCAACTACAGGTACGTTTAAGCAAGCACCTGCTGCGCCTGAAAAAGAAGTGACGCCTGAAATAACAAATATGAAGGCGTTGGGCTACCCGCTTACGACAGAAGGTTTTAGAGCGTACCGCGAAGCGCAACGCCAAGAACGGTTGCTTACGCCAGAAGAAGAAGCGCAAAAATTGCGGATTGCAGCGGCCAGCCGCGCGCCCGCCCAGCCACGTCCTGAACAGCCACCGGTCGCTGTTGTTGACCCTGTGACGGGTAAGCAAGTGTTTGTTTCACGCGAAGAAGCGTTAAAAGGGCGTATGACGCCTGCGACCGCAATGGAAGGTTTGACGCCCAAAGAAATTCAAACCCGAGAAGCTAAATACCCGCAAGCTACTTTGGCGGTTAAAACATTTGAAACTAAAGCGGATAAATTAGCCGAAGACTTAAAAACATTGGCTAACCACCCTGGTTTATCTGGAATTTCTGGACTTATCTATGGCCGCACTCCAGCCGTCACTGGCGCGGCCCGTCAAGCGCAAACGCTATACGACAGCATTGTGGCGCGCGGGGGCTTTTCTGAACTGCAAGCCATGCGGTCAGCGTCGCCAACTGGCGGGGCTTTGGGCAACGTATCTGAACGAGAAGGCCAGTATTTGCGCGATGCGTTTGCGGCAATTGGGCGCACGCAAGATACTCCAGACTTAAAGAAATCTTTGCTAGGTGCAAGTGCGGCTACGATAGCAGCTAAACAAAACACACGCGATGCGTATGATATGACTTACGATTACAAAACGGGCGCTAAACCCGCCGCCGCTGCTGCTGCGCCTGGAGCAAAACCAACCGTGAGTAACTGGTAATGGCACGCAACATCACAGTCACTTTTGGAGACGGCACTACGCACGTCTATCAAAACGCGCCTGACGATCTTACGCCGGACATGGTGTCGGCCAGGGCGCAAAAAGACTTTGGCAAGGCTGTGACGGCGCTTGACGGCGGGCGGGCGGCGCCCCCCGCACCCGCCGCCGCGCCCGGCGAAGGAATGCCCACGGCCCCGCGCCAAGAATTGACGACCGGCCAGAAGCTGTACCAAGCGGCGCGTCCCTATGTAGAGCCAACCATAACTGCACTGGGCGCTGTGGGTGGTGGTTTACTAGGTACGCCATTAGGCCCTGCGGGCGCTGTGGGAGGCGCTGGCTTGGGCTATGGCATAGCTAAGCAAGCCATGAACGTGGCCGATGTGGGCATGGGTATGCAAGCCCCCGCCCAAGGCGCTGACATTGTTATGGAGCCGCTTAGAAACGTGCTGGAAGGCGCCACATACGAGGCGGGCGGGCGTGTTGTTGCACCGTTGCTTGGAAAAGCCGTGGGCGCCGTCATGGACGTAGGTCAAATACCCAAGCAAAAAGCGGCTGCAATTGCCCGCAACGCGCTTACGACTGATTTGCCGGACGTGCTTAACGCGCTGCGCAAAGCCCCTGCGGGCATTACTGCTGCGCAGGCCACGGCGGGGATTACCAACCCGACATGGCAAGCGCTGATTGAGCGCAGGCTGGCCGCTGATCCCAAGTTCACGTTGACGCTCAAAAACATGAACGAGCAAGAAGCCGTGAACGAGTTGTCCAAGATGGCTGGCGGCATGACCGCGACCGATGTGCGGGTGTCCACAGCAGGGGCCAAAGATAGGCTGAGCGCCATCACTACGCCGATGCGTGATACAGCGCTTGCCCGTGCCAACTTGGG